AATAACTATGAAAGAACAAATTGAGACACTAAAAACTGACAAGGCAATGCTCGTAGAATATATAAACGATTTGAGAAAAGACGTTAAGACACTTCAAAAAAATGCTGAAATCAAGAAGTTTGAAACATCCGTTACTGCTGATGCGAATTCAGACAGAGAGAACAGACTTGTAAACATGCTTATAGACGAAAAAGAAAAGAACTACATGCTTCAACTTGAAATCGGAAAGGCAAAGGTGGAAAAATAATGAAAACTTTATATTGCGAAGATTGTCATGAAGCATTTACAGGATGCGACGAAACCCAAACTTACAATTGTATTCATTGTGGAACAGAATTAGTGGACGCATTCCAGTGTAAAGAGTGCGATGGAGACTTTGGAGAAGATGAACTCCACGAGGGATACTGTGATGAATGTTTAGAGAAACACGCAAGTTATGAAACGGCTCTCGATTATTCGGAAGCGGGCGAGCGAACATTTGTCGAACTTGACCAGTTTTTAGGATATATTTTTAGCACTTCCGAAATCGAAGAAATATTACATAAGACTTTGGCAGATGCGAGAAAATTATTTGACCATCAAGTTCGCAGAGAATCTAAAAACTATTGTCTAACTGATAAAGACGACTTTGCACTCTATGTTGACAGAAATAAAAAGGGGTTAGAATAATGACGGATAAGATTATAGAATTAAGGGATATTGTGTGGGGTATGGACATTCCGCACCCCACTATCCCCGAATATCGAGAACTTCATGAAAAGATACAAACGATTATACGCTTTATAGATGTTGAATTATTAGGGGTGGTGGACGATGAAGAAAATTAGAATCGCAAATAAGTTTAAATTCGCAATGACGGTTGGCATATTGATAGGGTTTTCAATAGGTATTTGGGCATTTTCCACAATCGGGCAAGAAGCAAAAACTTACACTTCCACTCAACCACCGCAACCCGTAATTCAAAAACCCAAGCAAGAAGCAATACCCACAATCCCAAACTATACGCAAAAAGTAGTTCATGCAAAAATTACACATTATTGCAAAGAACCCTATGCTCATATATGTAACAATGGAGATTGGAATAATACGGCACTTGGAACTAGACCGACAGTGGGAAGAACAGTAGCGGTGGATAATTCGATGATTCCACTTGGAACAGCAATCATAATCAATGGAATTGGATATTTGGCGGAAGATTCTTTTGGAAGTGATAAATCTCAATACAGGGTTGATGTCCTTGTGAAAACTCATAAGCAAGCGTTAAAACTTGGAAGTTATTATCAGGACATTATAATACTTGAAGAAAGATAAAAATGAAAGGGGGTGGCAATTATGACACTGAAAGAATTCGTAGTGAATGAAAGAGTTAAGCGGGAATTTACAATTTCGGATTTCTCAAAAGCGACGGGAGTGACTTCGCCTGTTTTAGGAAAGATTGAAAAGGGATATGTTCCAACACAAAGAACTATTGGAAAGATTCTGAACTATCTTGGATATGAATATTCAGAAGCAAAAGAGTTTATTGATAACATTTAGGTTATTCAATATATTGAAATTTAAGGAAAGAAAAGAGGAACTACAATGTTAAAAGCAAATATTAAATCAAACGGCGACGACAATTTCGGAAGTGCTAGTATAGAGGTTTCGGGAGATATCCCAACACTATGTGCGGATATTTCGTATATGATTTCTGAAATTGTATCAAAAGTTTATGACAACGATGCAAAAGCGGGGGAGAAATTCTTCAAAATCCTAACTGAAACTATAAGTATGGATAATAAGAAAATGTTCCTATATTCGGAATCCAAAGGAGAAACGGCTTACGATTCGATACTTGAAAAAGAAGAGGAAAGAACTTTAAAGATTGACAAAATCCTAAAGGGGTTGGAATCAATTAATGCATCTTCCAATCAAACAAATTCCGAACTTGTGGCACAAGTTGAGATTATGAAAAAGGTTGTAAGGGATGTTGAAGCCATTGTTAACCCTACAGAAATTAGCGAGGAAGCAGAGGACATTATTTCTATGCTAGATTCAATCATTGGGTTGATGTCAGATGATTCCCCTATTGCTAAAAAGTTCGGGAAAAAAGAAGCAATCAACATAATAAAAACATTCGGGGGCAACGGGAGTAAATCATTAGAAGCCATGAAAGACAGAACTGACAAAATGTTAAAAGATTTAAAGAGCAATTCAGGAAAAGAGTGCTAAAATGAAACAGGTTTCGCATAGTGAAATTAGATGCTATAAAACTTGTCGAAGAAAATATTATCTCGAGTATGTTGAGGGTATAAAACCTAAAGAGTATGCACAGGGAGAAGCACTTTTCATTGGTGGCAAATATCATGAGAAACTTGAACTTATGTTTAAAGGGGAAAGTTATTACGACGATGACACTAAAACAACGGCAATGGCTCTTGCATTTGAAAGGCATATTCTCCCGAAGTTAGAACTTGTGGATTCTGAAAAGTTTGTAAAGCGAAACCTTGCAGATACCGATTATGAAGTTATAGGATATGTTGACGCAATGGACGAAAACGGAATTCCAGTAGAACACAAAACTACATCATTCAAGATTGATGAAACATACTTCAAAAAATTGGAATGGGATGAACAAATTCTCATGTATATGATGGCACTTGGTGTGGACACTATGGTTTACACTGTGATAAAGAAACCCACAATCAGGCAAAAGCAATCCGAAACAGATAGCGATTTTCTTGAAAGATGCTCCGAGTGGTACGAGGTGGAAACTGACGAAAAGATTTCAATGTTTAAGATAAAGCGGACACTTGAGGAACTTGCACAATTCGAGGATGATTTGAAAGACATGATATTCGAGATTGAAAATTGTGATGTGTATTTTAAAAACCCATATAATTGCAACGGGTTTATGACTTGTCCATATGAGAGCATTTGTTTGACTTATCAAAAAGGCGACGATTTAATTAATTTTGAAAAGGTTGAGAACAAAAGGAGAATAGGAGTTGATGTAAAATGGAAGTAATAAAGAGTCAAGATTTGCCGATTGCAAAAGTTACGGGGTTGATTTATGGACAACCTGGGGCGGGTAAGACTACGGCATTAAGTAACATCATCCCAAAAGACGGCGGAAAGACATTGATAATTGATATTGATAATTCTTCTGCGGTTCTGCGGGGAATAACGGGAATTGACATAATCAAGATTGGGCTTGATATGCGTAAATGGGTTGAGTGTGTTGAGTGGCTCGAGGATGGAGCAGACGAGGACTATGCATTAATATGTGTGGATAACTTGACTGAACTCGAACACCAAATGCTCACAGAATACGGACGACTTGGAAAAAATGATGGAGCACCTGAACTTGGACATTACAATAAAACGCAATTTAAAATTGTCGATTATGTAAGAAGATTCAGGCAGATGAAACCCGATATATTATTTACGGCTTGGGAAGATGTTAAGGAAATCATATCTCCCGACGGTACGAAATACACTATGCAAGTTCCGAGATTAAGCGGAAAATCTGTAGACGTAGTGAGCGGGTTGTGTAACATGGTGGCGAGAATTGAAATGGGAAAAGATGAACGTTTTTTCAGACTTGAGGGAACTAAAATGCAATATGCAAAAGACCAAATATACAAACGTAAATTTTGTTCAATAACTAATTTACTGACAGGAGAGGTAACATAATGACAGAAAAAGATTTAGTAGAAAAACTGGAAGAGCGAGAATCACTCAAAGAAATGGAAGCATATATCAAGAAGCAAATTGATGAACTTGAGGATGCAATAAAAGATGCGGTTACGCTGAATCATCCGACAGCATGCGGGGTTTATAACGTAAACTATTCAGAGAGTATAAGAGAGAGCATTGACACAAAATCCATGAAAGTGGAATACCCAGTGATTTGTGACAAATTCCTGAAAAAAACAAAATTTAAAACTTTAAGAATAACGAAAGGCAAGAGGTAATTAGGATGGCTATTAAGGATTGGAAATACGAAAGAGAAGATGCATTTGATATTCCTGACGGAATGTACCGATGTAGAATTGAGGATGCTGAAATTACGGTTTCTTCAAAGGGAAATGACATGGTAAAAATAACATTAGAAGTGAGTGGGAAAAAGGCAAACTTATGGAACTATATAACATTCATGCCTAACAACATAGAAATGACTAACAGGATGCTCACGCAATTCTTTGATTCATTTGGTATAGAAGAGGGTAACTTCAATTGTGCCGATTGGATAGGCAAAGTAGGGGCTTGTACGGTTAAGCATGACGAGGGGGATTTATCAAAAGTAGGATATTTCTTAAATCGCAAGAAACAAGATGCACTTCCAAAGTGGGTTGAACCTAGCGAGAAAACTCCAAGAGCAAAGAAATCTGAAACACCCGAGGGGTTCGAACCTGCGGATGATGACATCCCGTTTTAAAGAACCACAAACAGGCGGTGTTAGATATAGATATGTTTAACACCGCTTAATTCAATGTAAAGGAGAATTGAGATGCAAGATTCACAAGCATGAATATGAAAAAGGATATAACCAAGGATTCAAAGAAGCGATTAGAACTATCAAAGACATAAGAGATAAAGCAAGGAATACTCATTTTCAAAAACAAGCGTCAAACGTTTATATGAGTGATTCCGAATTGAGAGGACACTCCGACACTATAAAAGTATTGGATGTTATTATAACAACGATGGAACATGGCGGGAATTCTCGAGGGGGTAGACTTATATTATGAGTAAAATATTAAGCGGAGCAAGGTTTGAAAAATGGTTTCAGAACGACTTGAAACGCATGGGATATTGGGCATTGAGAATTCCCACAGGAGCGGACGGTTCACAACCCGCAGACATTATTGCGGTTAGGGATGGACATGCGATGCTTGTTGATTGTAAAGTTGTGGGAAATAAGAGCGGGAGATTCCCGTTTACTCGAGTAGAGGAAAATCAGAAATTGGCTTATATCAAATGGGCAAGGACAGGAAATGGATGCGATACTTATTATTTTGCAATGTTGTGGGAAAATAAGGTTTACATGATTCCACAGGGCAAAATCATAGAACTTGAAAATCAGGGTAAGAAAAGCTTGCACTTGGTTGACATGGGAGAAAAGTATTTTTGGTGTAATTATGATTATTAAAGTTGGGAATAACATTAGAATAAAAAATCCTAACCAAAGTATGATGAAGCAGATATGGGCAGACTTGGTAATTGACAATCCTGTATATATTCAGAATGAAAGACTTGGTTATAAAAACTATAATGTTCCTAGACTTTTGACATTCTATATTACGGATGGGTTAGATGTAATTGTTCCATTTGGATATTTTAGAGAGATTTGGAAGCTACATCCATTTAAAGACGACTACGAGAACGATTTCACGACTATGACGGCTGTAGAATACCAAAGTGGCATAATCCTATACGATTATCAAAAAATCGCTCTAAGGGATGTTTTAGGGGCTAAAAACGGTATACTCGTAATGCCAGCGGGAAGCGGTAAAACTCAAACGGCTTTAGAAGTGATTTGCCAACTAGGAATGAAAACATTATGGATTACACATACCGTCGATTTATTAAAGCAATCCATGAACAGAGCAAAGGACAATATTAAGGGCATGGGTGTGGGAACTATCACAAACGGCAAGATTAATATTGGAACTCACATAACTTTTGCAACCGTACAATCTTTGAACAGAATTGATTTAACCCAATATAAAGACACTTGGGGAGTTATTATAATTGACGAGTGTCACAGGGTTTGCGGAACTCCGTCAAGTGCGGGTATGTTTTACAAAGTTATAGATAAACTATCAGCAAGACACAAGATAGGTTTAACGGCGACACCCGAGCGGAGTGCAAAAGGAACTGAAAAAGCTATGTTTGGATTAATAGGACCTGTGATATGTGAAATTGATAAATCTGTGGTTAAGACAACAAAGGCGAGCATTGTAAAAATTAATACAAAATTCGAACTAGATGACGATTGCACAAAAGGGGATGGAACTTTGGACTATGTTCAAATGATAAATTCCATGGTTTACAACGACGATAGGAACTATGTAATTTTAAAAGAATTGAGCGGATGCAAAGACCACTTCAATTTAGTATTAAGCGACAGGGTTTGGCATTTAAGGGAACTACAAAAACAACTTGGGCAAGGCATAGTAATTGACGGTAAAATGGTTTCAAAAGAGAAACGAAAAGAACGGGTGGATGCACTCCAACTCATGAGGGATGGAGAAGTTAGATATATATTTGCAACTTACCAACTCGCAAAAGAGGGTTTAGACATTCCCAACTTGGATAGGTTATTCCTGACTACCCCACATAAAGACAGAATAACGATTGTACAGAGTGTAGGAAGAGTTGAACGGCAATATAAGGGAAAAGTACTTCCACTCGTGTATGACTTCGTGGACGCCACAGGGATACATCAGAATCAATGGAAACTCCGCAAGACTATTTACAAAAAGAACGGCAACTTGGTAATTGATGAAGAGCAGAAAACTTAAAATTTCTGCTTTTTTATTTAACTTTTGATTGACAGGATATAACCAAAGAGTATACAATAGTACTACATCAATATTAAAATCCAGAAAAAGAGAGAGGAGACTTAAAATGAGTGATTATCTTATGACTACCGATGAAGTTGCAAAGGCTTTAAGAATTAGCAAACAATCATTGAGCAAGATGGCTCAAGACGGAAGACTACCAAGCATTCGTGTTGGAAAATTATTAAGATTTAGACAGTGCGACGTGAAGCAATATGTAGAAACAGGGGGAGACGTGGATTATGGAAACAAACTTCGACAAGATACCTAGTGAATTAAGAGAACTAAAACAATGGGTATGTTGGGGGGAAGAGAAACTTCCAAAGAACCCGATGACAGGCGGAAACGCTCAAAGCAATAATCCCAAAACTTGGGGAACTTACGGACAAGCAATAGACGGGATGAAAACTCATAACTTTGACGGCATAGGATTCATGTTTGCAAACGGGTATTTCGGAGTGGATTTAGACAAATGTATAACTGATTTAGACTTCGTGGATGAATTCGCAGATACACTAGACAGCTATATAGAGTACTCAAAATCCGCAAAGGGTGTTCACATAATCTGCAAGGGAGAACTCCCGAGCGGGCAAAGGCGAAAAGGCAACGTCGAAATGTATCAAAGCGGGAGATACTTTATTATGACGGGGAACATTTACGGCAAAGAACGGGAAATTAAAGATTGCACAAATTCAGTAAAAGTTCTCCATGATAAGTATTTGAATTCAAGACCTATCGTTAAGCATCAAAATGTTGAGGTTACAAGACTTGAACTTTCAGATGAAGATATACTTGATAAAGCTATGCATGCTTCAAACGGCTCATACTTTGGGGCACTTTACAGGGGAGATTGGCAAGGTGGATATACTTCACAATCAGAAGCCGATTTGGCTTTTTGTAATGGACTTGCTTTTTGGTGTCAACGTGACTTTACTCAAATAGACAGAATATTTAGAAGTAGCGGATTGATGCGGAGCAAGTGGGATGAAAAACGGTCAGGAGCAACTTACGGGGAGAAGACAATTAACAACTCTATATCAAGTTGTACGGATGTATATTCCCCACAATTACAAGGCAAAGAGCAAGACTTGGTTGTGGGAGTGTTCGGGAAGATTCAAAAACCTCGAGGTAAAGATTACGATAGAACTGACACAGGCAACGCTAACCGATTCGCAGACAAACACCGGGGAGAAATAAAATTCTCATATCAAAATAAGATGTGGTTTTATTGGGATGGCAAAGTTTGGAAAGAAGATTTAACAGGCGAAGTCAAAAAACTTGCAGACGGAATAATCGCAGATATGCGTAAACAAGCATTTGGAAAAGAAGAGGAAGAGCAAGCGGAAATGCTCAAATGGGCTAGCAAGACGGCAAGTTCAAAAGGTAAAACTTCAATGATAAGTGAATCACAACATATTGACGGTATTCCTGTGATGACAGGAGAATTCGATTCTCACTTGGACTTACTGAATTGCTATAGTGGAATTGTCAACTTACGCAACGGGGAACTTATAGAACATAATTCAAATTATATGCTCTCAAAGATAAGTACTTCCGAATATAATCCCAAAGGCGGAGAACCTGTATTATGGATGAAATTCCTTGACGATGTTACAGGCGGAGATAAGGAATTACAAAGATTCCTACAGAAGTCAATTGGGTATTCCTTGACGGGAAGTGTCAAAGAACAATGCGTTTTCTTTTTGTGGGGAAGTGGTAACAACGGGAAATCTACATTCCTCGATATCATTACCGATTTAGCGGGTTCATATTCTTGCAACGTCCAACCCGAAACTGTAATGGTAAAAAATGCGATGCAAAATAGCGGAGCAAATACGGATATTGCAAGACTAAAAGGAGCGAGATTCGTGACCACAGTAGAACCCAATGAAAGTGTTAGAATAAACGAGGGTTTACTCAAGCAATTGACGGGCGGAGATAAAGTTACGGCTAGGCATTTGTACGGCAGAGAATTTGAGTTTACTCCCGAATTCAAGCTGTGGATGGCAACGAACCATAAACCTATTATTCGTGGTACGGATTTGGGGATTTGGCGACGCATAAGAATGATTCCATTTACGATTATGATACCACCTGAAAAAGTGGATAAGAACTTAAAAAGTAAGTTAAGGACGGAACTACCCTTAATATTCAAATGGGCTGTTGAGGGGTGCAAAATGTGGCAATCAGAGGGGTTAGAACTACCTGATAGTGTAAGAATAACCACAGAGGAATATAAGGCTGAAATGGATATATTGAGCGTTTTCTTAAATGATTGTGTTGAAACTAATTATCTCACAAAAGAAAAAGCATCTGAAATATATGATAGTTATTCCCACTGGTGCGATGAAAATAATGAATTCAAATTATCATCTACAAAGTTCTCAAAGGAATTTGTGAAACGATTCCCTGAAAAAGTTAGGATGTCGGATGGAGTATATTATAAGAATTGCAAGATTACGGAAATTGGCAAAGTTCACAAGCATTTGGGATTTGGTAGTTTTCAGAATTATAAGGCTGGGAGTTAATTATATATATATATTTTAGTGTAGGGTGTAGGGTAAGTGTATATATAATAACAAAGTTCCCATAAAGCATTTTGAAAAGTGTAAGATAAGTTAAAACAGGTACACTAACCATACACTTCCTACACTAGAATAAACAAATATAAAATAAAATAAAAAAAGATAAAAAAAAGTATTGACAAGCATAGGGAACACTGATACAATGTAATTAGAGATAAGGGAACGGCAGAAAATATCTCGAATAAATATCGCTTATAAATAGAGAGGGTTAGGTAACAAGATGTCAATGAACACCGTTACAGAAAATGAATTAAAATTTGTAATATCTTATTTCAATTCACAGAAGCAATCAAGATACAGATTCAATACAGAGGGATTGAACAACAGATTAGAACGTTTAATAGGGATTGAGGGATACTCAATACAGGATTTAAAAATTGCAATAAAGGGATTTGTGGGGAATGATATTTACGAATTATTAGATGCACTTCCATCAAAACCTAAAAAAGAAGTGGCTGACGATGAAGAGGTATTTACAGCGACACAAAATTCAGAAGTACAAATTCCAACAACTCAAATACAACAAAGTTTAGGAGTGCTTGAAAAGGCAATGGCACAAATATTCATGGATACTAAAGCAGAGGAAATCTCAAAAGGGATTATGGCAAAAGTTGAAACATCTGTAAAGAACTTTATAGAATCTGAATATGGTGTTATAAAAAGAAAAGTTGAAATAGAAATTGAAGATAAAAAAATAGAACTTGAAGACCAAATACATGAGAAATTCGAAGAGGTATTAAAGTTTGTAAAGATGGAAGAACCTGTATTCTTGATGGGACCTGCGGGAAGCGGAAAAAATGTAATTTGTAAGCAGATTTCAGAAGTTTTAGGACTTGATTTTTACTTCACAAATGCGGTCACACAAGAACACAAACTCGTAGGGTTTACAGATGCAATGGGTGTTTATCACGCAACGCAATTCTACAAAGCATTTAAAGACGGTGGGTTATTTATGTTAGATGAAATGGACGGTTCAATACCTGAAGTATTAATAATCTTAAATGCCGCAATCGCCAACAGATACTTTGACTTCCCCGCTCCAATAGGATTTGTGGAAGCACATCCCGATTTCAGAATAATCGCCGCTGGGAATACATTTGGACATGGTGCTTCATACCAATATGTTGGCAGAAACCAACTCGACGGAGCATCGCTTGATAGATTCGCAACTGTCGAAATAACTTATTCAGAGAACATTGAAAAGATTTGTGCAAACGGAGATATGGACCTTGTAAGATTCATAAGGGATTTCAGAAAAGCGACAGAACAATCGGGAGTGAACACTATAACATCTTACAGAGCGATTACAAGAATTTCCAAGATGCAATCCCAAATAGGATTGAAAGAAACCTTGAGGACTTGTTTAATAAAGAACCTTGAGAGGGATGACATAAAGATGATTATAAGTAATAATTTCAGCATGAACACATATTACAAAGCACTAACAGAAATGGCAGAGGTGTTATAATGACAGTTAATATGAGAACAAAAAACATTGATTCCTTGCATCACAGAACAATGATTGAAACTTTCAGTTCAGCAAATGAATTGGTAAGCATCACAAAGGCTAGAAAATTTAATCCAAACGGTGGGTTTGATTCAGACACTTTCTCGGGGCAACGTGATGGCGACGGCTCATGGCAAGGATGCAAGACTATGAAAGAAGCCGTTGGATTGTTACAAAACGGTTGGGCTGAAAATGTCGAAGTACTTAAAAACAAAATGAACGGCACTAAACAAAAGGTTGACGGCAAGAGGATGACATTCAAAAATGATGTTGTGGGATACACTCCGATTGTTCCGTTAGCAATAATGGGAATTCCAAACTCAATGCTTAATTCACATCAAAGACCTATAAAGACTAAAATAATTGATTTGTATTATGACACAACGGTTTCATGTGGGAACTCTCCGAAACAGATATTGAACAACGGGATGAAGATTGTGGAGACGGTAATTAACTTAGAACAAAGCGGGTACAGAGTTAGACTATCCGCAATGCAATCCTACAGCAATCGGGAGACCTCGGATACTTTAATCGTAGGTGTGAAATCTGAAAATCAACCATTAGATATTAAGAGAATAATGTTTCCATTGATGCATCCTGCAATGTTCAGAATGATAGGATTCGGTTGGTATGAGCGATGTCCAACAGCAACCCACAGGAGTGGATACGGACGGGCATTAAGTTATACATTCACAGAAAAGCAGATGCAAGATTTTATTGAAAAAGCATTTGGCAAGACTGCCATTTATATCTCGGGTACTTTCATACAAGAAAAATCACAGGAACACATTGAGAACCAACTGAAAGGAGAAACTAGAAATGTTAAATAGATATGAATATGATAGATGTTTCGAGACGGACGCTGTCAAGGTGGGGGAGTGGATATTGTGTGGGGCTTGTGGTAAGAAACTCGAAAAGGTTATAAGCGACGATTACAACATCCAAGGTGTTGAAAGAAAATGTCCTAATTGTAAATCAATTAATGCTATAAATTTAAAAGGGGGAAAATAGGATGACGGATACGATTGGAAGAGAAGCACTAATAAAAACTTTAGAAGCGAACATTGTGAGACTACGGGGGGAATCTAAAAGAAATCTCGATGCAAGGGAGTTGATTTTAGAAGAGAACTCGAGGATTAGGATGGACATGCGGGAGTTGGCAAGCGGGAGTTCAAGGTGTGGGATTTGTAAATATATTCAAGGCGATAGTGAACACTGTTTACAAAAGTCTACTTCTGAATATAAATGCGACTTCATATGGAGAGGAAGCGATGGTTGAAATGACGAATGAGGAAGCACTAAAAATAAACAAAAACAACTTATCCTATTGGAAACTTGTTGCCAAGCATAATCCTGAAAGTAAAAAATTCAAAGATAATATTGAAGCATTGCAAATGGCTATTAATGCACTCAAAAGGGAAGAACAGGGGGAACAAAATGAAAACATATAAGGCTCATAATTAAATTGGATGAAAACAGAGAAAACTGTTTGGATTGCCCATTTTGTCTACCTGACGATGCTTGCGTATTACAAGATTTAGACCCCGAGGATATTTATGATTGGGGCTCACAACTTTCAGGGTGTCCTTTGATAGTGGAGGGTTAAAATGTATACTATCACAGGACTAATCGTCTTGGGGGTGTTCTACATAATATTGAATATCCTCACATTTACAGAATCTGCTAGTGAAGTGCATCTTGTTATATTTATATTGCTTCATGGATTTTTCGGTATAGGTTTCTTTATTTCAGGAATAATCATGGACAATTGGGGGGTGCTTGTGGGGTTGGCATTAATGGGAGTATGCTTTATGCAATATAAAACGCTTGAAAAATATTATCCTTATTAAAGAAAAAAGGAAAGAGAGGAATTAAAAATGACTATAAGAGAAGAACAGATGAAAGAATTCGAAAGGTTATCAAAACAATTTATTAACTATTTGTATGAGTATGGAAACCCCCATACAACAATTATAATAACGCAACGTGGGGCAGAACATATCGTTGGAGTTATTGGAATACCCTTTGAGACTAGGGATTAAGGAGAAAAAGATATGAGAGCATCATTTGGAGAAATTGGAACAACATTAATGACCTCGGGGGTATCGGATGCGATGCTTGGGGATGTGGAATTTGAAACCGAGATTGGCAAAATATTGGGTAGGTACCTTGAAGCGGATTTTTCAGATATGGAATATCCTGAAGATATTGAAGCAAATCTTAAGGCTATCTCGGGAGAAACCGAAGATAGAATTGTGGCAACTTATAAAACCTGTAAGGGTAAAGTTTTAATAATTACAGAGTGGGATAGAAGTGCAACAACACTCTTGTTCCCACAGGAATACTAGACAGCAAGGCTTGTGTAGTGTGTGGGGAAGAGTTCATACCTGTTCGGTGGGATAACATTGTTTGTCCAAAGAAAATTTGTAAAGACTCAAGGAGAAAAATGCAGACGGAAGATTGGCGGTTGCATCATATTCTATACAGGCCTAATACAATAAAGCGAGGGAAACAAAAAGACGAGATTCGAGAATATTTAAAATCTATCAAACGTTGTCCAACGGTTAAGACACGACAGGAACTGTTTAACGACGGTAATTACGCAAAGCTACAGGAAGAAGAAACTTTACGGCTTGCGGGAAAGNTTAAGGTGGAACTGTGAAAACTAAAATTATAAACGGGAAGCAATGGGTTCAACTTGTATATTGTGAAAATTGCAAATGGTCACAACCCTCGGATATGAACAGGGTGTATTGTGAAATCAAGGACAGAATTGTAAATAAAAAATCTATATGTGAAGCGAGCGAGGAAAGGAGCAAAGAGAATTGAAATTATTAAAAGCATTTTGGGAGATTATAAAAACTCTAAAAAACCTTGCAATTCTATATGTGACGGGTAAAAAGCCAAAGCGATGATACTGCGAGCGATAAAATGGCACATTTAAGCCGTTTTATAGTGCATGGTGGTACAAACACAAGGAAAGGAATTTAAAACTATGGAGAGATTTAAAAAGTTCATAGAAAAGCATGTTTGGATTATAGCAAAATCTTACAAGAACCTACCTCATGAGTATGTTGCAATAAAATATCTCGAGGGCAATGACAGAGAGGAATTCTATCATTCGGTGCATGCGATTAGGACACATGGGTTTACGGCATTTTTCGGGAGCACTCCGAACAGGTACTTTATTTCAGGAGAATATTACTACTTTACAATGGGTGCTCCAATCATGGAGACAACAATTATAAATAGAGCAAAATTAGAAAATTACGACTTTGTTCCACGAAAAGACGGAAATTATCAGGTTTGCAAAAGAAGTCAAGCATAATGCTTGATTTTTTTTTATTTTAATTTATAATATAACCAAAGAGAGGAAGTGATTGTCATTAAGATATTTAAGAAATCAAATGTATATGATGAAGCATTAAGACGGATAGAATGGATATTCAGTGAATTCGACAATGTGGTGGTAAGTTTTAGCGGGGGAAAGGATTCTACAGTAATCTTGGAACTCGCTTTAATTGTTGCAAGGAAACTTAACAGGCTACCTTTAAACGTATTATGGATAGACCAAGAAGCAGAGTGGGAAGCAACAAAAAACTATTGCAAGGAAGTATTTTATAGGGATGAAGTAAACCCTTATTGGTTGCAAATACCATTCAAGATATTCAATGCTTCATCATTTGAAGAGGATTGGTTGAACGCATGGGATATAAATAAAAAGGAAGATTGGATTCATCCACAGGACGAAATCTCTATTAAGGAAAATCATTTTGGAACTGATAGATTCAAGGACTTATTCTCACATGTGGCAAAAGTTATGTTCAAGGGAGAACGCTACGCAAATTTAGGCGGGATAAGAACTCAAGAATCGCCTATGAGATTTGGCGGAGTGACGGGAGCATTGACATATAAAGATGCGACTTGGGGTAAAAAAGAACCTAAAGGGTTTACATTTTATCCTATATACGATTGGGAATTTGCGGATGTGTGGNTAGCAATTCAGNGGTTTGGGTGGAACTATAATGTTATATATGACAAGATGTTTAATTATGGTGTCGCTCCAAGGAACATGAGGGTTTCTAACTTGCATCATGAAACCGCATACAGAAGCTTATATATGCTCCAAGAATTAGAGCCTAACACCTATAATCGACTCTGCAACAGACTATCAGGAATTAGCACATTCTCACAGATGCAAGAGAATGTTCTTGTTTCAGAGTTGCCTACAATGTTCAGCACTTGGATGGAATACAGGGATTATTTACTCAAGAATCTCATACGGGAAGATTTGCAAAAGCACTTCCAAAAGCGATTTGATAAACAGAGTGGCGGAGAGTGGGCTAAAGAACATGTTCAAGAAATCCTTGTAAACGATTGGACGGGAACTAAAAACATAAACGCAATGAGCAGAATGAACTTGGTTAGCAAAATTAATGACGATACTTACTCTAAAAAATATTTGTAAAAAGAAAGGGGCTTTAAAGCATGTTAGAACAATTAAAAGTTTGGATAGCAGAGCAACCCGATAGGGATTTAGCNATTCAGCAAGTAAAGGACATTGCATTTGAAATGTCTAGCAAGAAGCATAANCCGATTGANAATGTTATGTGGGTNGATTTNNACAANGTGGAAGCGAATAACTATAACCCTAATGCGGTGGCATTACAAGAAATGAAGCTATTATATGTTAGCATTAAGGCAGACGGATACACGCAACCTATNGTTACGGTTTATGACAAAGAACGGGATAAGTACATCATCATTGATGGCTTTCATAGGCACTGTACCATGCAATACAACGACGATTTAAAAAGCTTGAATAATTCTAAAATTCCGATTGTTGTATTACAAAAGGATGTAACTGAAAGGATGGCTTCCACAGTAAGGCACAACAGGGCAAGAGGAAAACATTCTACAGAGGGTATGTCAAACGTTGTCTTAAATATGCTTAAAGCGGGTAAGAGTGACGTAGAGGTTTGTAATGAGATTGGGCTTGAAGTAGATGAACTTTCAAGACTCAAACATATCACAGGATTCTCGAAACTATATGCGGGTAAGGACTTTTCCCACAGTTGGGAAACTACCCATCAACTCGACTTGAAAAGAAAGTATAAAGAGGGGCTTGAAGATGGCAATTAAGATTTACGATAATATTCAATATTTCAGGGCGGAGAATATCACTCCATACAAGAACAACGCAAGGGTTAACGATAGGGCTGTATCGGCACTCGTGAAAATGATTCCGCAAGCAAAGTTCAATGTTCCTATTGTGGTTGATATGAACCTTGTGATTGTCAAAGGACACTCGAGATATAAGGCTCTTTTGGAACTTGGATGGAACGAGATTCCATGCATTATGATTGACGGCACAGACGACGAAATTCGAGAGGAAAGACTTGTCGATAATAAACTTTCAGAATTGGCGGTTTATGACGATGAAAAGCTTATGTACGAAATAAAGGAAATGAGTTTTGACTTGCGAGGGCTTGGACTTGAACTCCCTGAAATACGAGAAACTAAAATAGGCATACGAGATATTGAGCAAAAGGATATTGACAGGAGTGTGGACAAGGTTCATAATCTTGTGACTAATTCGGAGAGTGCAAAATTGAAAGAAGTTGAGTGCGAACATTGTCACGAAATATTCTATGTTGATACAAAGGAGTTGTTAAAATATGGACAATAAACTTGAGGTTGTAATGAGGAACATTGACAACATAACCCCTTATTGGAGAAACCCTAGACGAAACGACAAAACGGTCGTGGAACTTTCAGAAGCAATTAAGAAATTCGGGTTCAATGTTCCTATCGTAATTGACGAAAACGGGGTAGTCGTAAAAGGACATGCAAGATTGCGGTCTGCAAAGATGCTTGGCATGGATGAAATACCTTGTATAATATCTCATGAGAATGAAGACATTATCAAGGCGGATAGAATTGCGGATAATAAGATTCAGGAATTATCGAGTTGGGATATAGGGAAACTCGAATTAGAATATGAAAAGATAGACAAGATGGAATTCGAAAGATTGTTTTTTGAACCTGAAATAGAACTCCCTGAATATTCCCCTACAATCCCTAATGTTTATGTGGGTGGAGCGGTGGTTAGCGACGATGGGGAAGAAGTTTACCATGCAACAGGTACAAGCATAAGGCAAGACGAACAAACACCCCTTAAAAGCGAAAATACGGCTTCTAATTCTCCGTATACTCAAGAGAAACGGGCAAACTCCGAAACGATGCGGGAAGATGGCACTCCAAGGCAAGTTAGAGCGATTTGTCCACATTGCGGAAAGGAAGCATATGTTGAATGTTAAATATTCAGATATTGATTATGACCATGCATATTTAAACGAACATTGCCGGCATGAGGATTGGGCGATTGAACTTTTACTCAAACGATATATTCGTATCAATGATGACGTTTTGGATTTGGGGAGCGGTACGGGATTCGTTAAAAGATTGATATGGAATAAATGCAATTTGACGCAAGTAGATTTAGACAAAGAATTCTGTGGGGAATTTGGGGCGATTTGGGGCGATGCTTACAAAGTTCTTAAAGCGGTAGAGGTTAATGAATTTGATGTTATTACGGCGACTTTCAGTATAAACTATATGCATCCCTTTACTATATGGCGGATGCTAAAAAAGTGTGGGAGAAATGTAATTGTCGTAATGTATGATAGACCTTTCCTTGAGGGTTCTGAAAGTTATTATGCGGGGAATAAGAAACTGTTCACTAGGCTACACAGGGCGAAACAGTTCGTAATTAACGGCATTATATGGCTCTTAAGGAAAAATATAGTATATGATAAAAATTTGCTGGGAGAACCGTATTATAGAGTTGTAATATTAGAACGGAAAGGACGGTAAAAATTATGAAGTATATTTGTCAATATGTTGAGGGATTCGGCAGAGAGAAATACCTTAATGAAATGATTAAACAAATCCCTGATTTAATAGTTATCCCCGACACTGTCAAGGGATTCATGCCTGAAAAGAATATGAAGAGTGCGATGTTTGTATTTTTGCAAAGTATGATATTCAGTGGTGGCGAACCTTTCATCCACCTTGAGGATGATGTTATATTATGTGAAGATTTCAAAAATAAAGTACTTGGCGAAATTGAGAAACATCCTGATTCTCTGATTCAATTTTACACGAACAGGGCGACGGACTATAAACTTGGAAGTCGATTCGTAACTGGTAGTAAATTCGCATGGAACCAATGTACTTACTATCCTAAAAATATGGGGCTTGAGATTGCGAAATCATATCCCGATTGGGTGGAACAGAACAACAACAGGCTTAAGCACCCCACAGGACTTGACACAATCGTTGCGGATTACATGAAGAAACACAAACTCAAGTATTGGGTGGTTATCCCTTGCTTTGTCCAACATGCAGAGGGGGTTTCGGCAATTAACCCAAAGAGGGCTAGAGACAGAAGTTCTAAATACTTCATTGATGATATGGGGGTGCGGGATGGTAATGAATAATTCTAGGAATCACAAATACAACGGGGCAATTGACAGAACTCAAATAACTCCCGACAAGAGATACAGTGTGGGAGCGATTGGCAAGCTTTTCGTCCATGATATATTCGAGGGATTTCCAAAAGAATTCTTGGATGCTAACGTAGTCTTTATTGATGTACCGTATACTATCGGAGACGTTAAGAGATACGACATAAAGGCTGATAAAGATTCGGGGCGGATGACTTACGAAATATTTCTTGAAAGAATTAAATACTATCTTGAAAACATGATAAAATTGAGGACTGTTTTTATTGAGGTTGGTAAGGCGAATGTTGATAAAGTTATTACAATGTTATTCAGTCATTTTGTGAATGTGAAAGTTTACGAATCGACTTATTATAAAAAGAACTTGTGTTATATAGTACAGGCTTGGAACGACGAAAAGGACTTTATAGCGATACAGGATTCAAAACTCGATGAAGTGGATGTGAATGAAAATATAATCGTTACAATGGATGAAAATGACGTTATATGCGATTTCATGAACGGTAGAGGTTTGACTTCTAAAAACGCTTTTAAGTATGGGCGGAAGTTCATATGTAGCGATATGAATGTTAATAGGCTTGCGGTTGCTTATGAAGATATTGCGAGGAAAGGGGGAGAAATACTATGCGACAATTAGAACTTACACCAAAACTGATAGACGAAATAACGACTTATATTGAAAATGGGAACTCAAATGTTGATACTTGTAAGCTATGCGGGATTTCTGATTCGGCATTTTATGAGTGGATTCAAGATGCTAAAAAGTACTTGGACGGGGATACTACAATCAAACATGCTGAAATAAAGGTGGACTTGATGGACGCAATTAAAAGGGCAGAGGCGGGTTTCAAAGCTTTTCATGTAAATAACATCACTAAATCATCAAGGAAAAACTGGACGGCGAGTGCTTGGCTTCTTGAAAGAAAATACCCTAAAGAGTATGGAAGAGTTGACAGAAATGCTGTAACGATTACGGATAATGGAATGCTTGGAGATATACTTGGATTGATGAAGCGAATTGAGGAAAATGACGATGGCGACGAATAGTGGCGAACTTATGGAACTTACGGACTTACAGACAAAATTCTTTAAAAACAAAGGGAAGCGATTAAACTTTTTAAGCGGAAGTGTGCGAAGTGGTAAGACTTATGTTAGTTTACTCAAGTGGGCAATGTGGGTTGCAACTATGCCTACTGACACTGAATACATGATGATTGGAAAGACGGTAGGCTCATTAAAGCGTAACTGTTTAAATCTCTTGCAGACTATGGTGGGTGCTAACAATTTCTCTTATTCGGCGGGTATGAAAACAGGGGTTCTGTTTGGACGTAAGATACATCTTGAGGGTGCTAACGATGAAAGAAGCGAGAACAAAATTCGAGGTATGACTTTGGGTGGTGCTTACTGTGATGAAATAACACTTTTTCCTGAAAGTTTTGTGACTATGTTATTATCAAGACTTTCGTATAAAGGTGCAAAATTGTGGGCAACTTGCAATCCTGATAATCCTAATCATTATATTAAAACAAACTATTTGGACAATGAGATACTTGATATAAATGTTTGGAATTTCATACTCACAGACAATAGATTCCTTGACGAAGATTATGTTAAAAATATCATGATGGAATACACAGGGGTTTATTATCAAAGGTTCATACTTGGACGATGGGTTCGAGCAGAGGGGATTATATATAAGGACTTTGCGGATAATAGCGGGGCTTATATAATTGATAACTTGGATGAACTCAAGGGCAGAATAGTATTGATAAATATAGGAGTTGACTTTGGCGGAACAAAATCTGATACTACTTTTGTGTGTACGGGGATTACGGCAAACTATGAAGAGGTGGTTGTTCTTGAATCGAAGCGGATAAGCAGAGATTTAGACCCCACAGGGTTAGACAACGACTTTAAGGACTTTGCAACTATGTGTTTGAACAACTATGGCAAAGTAGGTTATGCGTTTTGTGACAGTGCAGAACAGATACTCATACGGGGTATTATGAGAACTACACAGAAATATGGGCTTCCCGTCGTGATACAGAACGCTTCAAAGATTGCTATTAAGGACAGGATACAATTGTTAATACGGCTTCAATCAAGCGGTCGTTTCAANATAATGCGACATTGCACAACTGTAGTAAATGCTTTACAAAATGCGGTGTGGGATGCTAAATTCGTGACAGAAGATATTAGGCTCGATGACGGCACAAGCGATATTGATACAATGGATGCACTTGAATATAGTTTTGAGAAATATGCGAAACCGTTGACGGACTACATATTGAGAAGATAAGGAGAATTAAGATGGATTTACAAAGATTTTTTAAGAAAGAGGGTTATGACTTAAAATGTTTTGGGGATATGGAACGGCACTTGAGCGATTGGGGAAGTTGGTACAAGGGGGATGTTGCATCATTCCACAACTACACAATTTACAATGGCGAGAAGAAAGTTCCTCAAAAGCGGTTGGGCATGCAGATGGCAAAGAAAGTTTCAGAGGATTGGGCAAATTTACTCATGAACGAGCGGGTTGAATTTTCGGTGGATGACGGGAGCGAAGGCAAAAGTGCAACTCAAGAGCGACTTTTGGGAGTACTCTCTGACAATGACTTTTGGGTACTTGCGAACAGAGGTGTAGAATTATCCTTTGCACTCGGCACAGGGGCATTTGTGCTTGGATTAGGAGACTTGAAGTATGATGATGCGACTAACATAATTGACACAGGCGACGGGAGAATTGACATAAGTTTTATTCCCGCAAGCAAGATATTCCCTTTAAGCTATGAGGGGAACGACATTACGGAATGTGCTTTCGCCACTCGCAAGACAGACGGCAAAGCGACTTACGTTTATGTGAGCATGCATGTTTTAGATGACAACGGGGATTACTTGATTCGTAATTATGTGCTGAAAGAAACAGGTGCAAACTACACAGATATTACAGACCAACAGACAGACTTTATACCTGAATTCGAAACAAAGAGCAATGTAAAATGGTTCAGTATACTTCGACCGAATATTGTTAATAACATCAATTTGGATAATCCTTATGGGATATCTGTATTCGCAAATGCTATTCCCACACTCAAGTCCGCTGATATCATTTACGATAGTTTAGCGAATGAATTCCTACTTGGGCGGAAGAGAATATTCGTATCCGCAGAAGCTATCAAAGTTGACATACAAACAGGGGAATCAAAACTTACATTTGACCCCAACGATGTGGTATTTTATAGCTTACCTAGTGACATGGATGGGAAACAAAGTATCATTGATACTGACATGACTATAAGGGCGGATGAACACGAAAAGGCAATATACTTACAGCTTAATATCTTGAGTTCAAAGGTAGGATTCGGAGAGAAACATTATAAATTCGATGCGGGCGGAGTTGTGACGGCGACACAGGTTATTAGTGAAAACAGTAGCTTATTTAGGACTCTTAAAAAGCATGAGATAACTCTTGAGAATTGCTTATTCGATTTGTTCAAAGGCATAATGTATATTGGGAATACGTTTATAAATCTTCCTATGAACATGGATTCAGCACTCTCTATCAACTTTGACGATTCCATAATTGAAGATAAAAGTGCGGAAATGACAAGAGATTTGTCGCTTGTAAATGCGGGGTTAATGCAGAAGTATGAATTCCGAATGAAGTACTTCACAGAGGATATGCAGACCGCAAAGAACATGATACTTGCCGAACCTACAGGGTTTGAAAATCTATAGACTAAAGGAGATTCGATATGTTGACAGCAAATTACTTGGACAATGTTGCACCCGATGTTGAGGACTTATATAGGCGATTCGAAACACAGATTCTAAAGGATATGTCAAAGCGTGTAGCAAACGCAAATTATAATATAAGTTCTACTGTGGAATGGCAGATAAATCAAAGTCAAGAAATGGGAATAATATACGAAAACATGATTAAGAGGATTGCCGAGATAAACTCGATAAGTGAAAAAAAGGTTGCGACTGCATTTAACAAGGCGGGAGTTACGGCACTACGATACGACGATGCGATTTACAGTGCTGTGGGATTAGAACCATTACCGATTAAGCAAAGTCCTAGTATGTTGCAAATATTAAATGCGGGGGTAGTTAAGAACAATAATAATCTTAAAAACTTGACAATGACTACGATGAACACAGGCAAGGAATTATACCAACGGGCGACGGATTTAGCATATACGCAAATCAGTTCGGGAGCATACACTTATCAAGAAGCGATAAAACATGCGGTTGGTGGGATGGCTAACGAGGGGCTGACGGCTATAGAATATGCGACGGGTTCAAGGATAAACTTGACTAGTGCGGTAAGGCGAAGTTTATTGACGGGTGTTAACCAAACTGCGGGTAAGATGCAAGAGGGCAGAGCGGAAGAAATGGGTTCAAACTTGGTAGAAACTACGGCACATCAAGGAAGCAGACCATCACATGCTTTATGGCAAGGCAAGGTATTTTCCCGATTGGGTGGGGATGCAAAATATCCTAACTTCGTCGAAAATACAAACTACGGAAGCGTAAGGGTTTGTGTGGGGCAAATTGCAGACACAATTTTTTCCCGTTTTTTGAGGGATTAAGTGAGGAAGCATATTCCAAAAAGGAAGTAGACGATTACAACAATCAAGAGGTTTCCTATACCGATGCGAATGGTAAGCGTACAGAAATGACTTATTATGAAGCTACACAGCGATTAAGGAGCATTGAGGGTAACGTGCGGAAGTACAAGCTAAAATCAGGTATGTTTGAGGAAGCGGGGATTGAAAATAGTTTTGAAATGGGTAAGATTAATAAGTGGCAAGGAACTGCGAGGGATTTCGTAAAACAGACGGGAGTTAAGCGAGATTATTTCAGGGAAAAAGTTTTGATGGGTAAGTGAAATAGAGAATTGACAAAAGGTGCTTGACAATGTATGATTAAATGTTTATATTGTAACTATACAGATGTTGGTCATCTTGCAGACCTTTAACGCAAGTGAGGTTCAAGTGGTGCAGAGAAGCACCTTTAAACAATTAGAACCAATATTTAACAGGAGAAAAAGGAGAATAATTATGGATTTCTTAAAAGATGTGTTTGGAGATAAACCTTTAACATTCGATGACTTTTCAAAGGTGGTTTCAGAAAAAGGGATAAACATTGCTGATTTATCGACAGGCGGGTATGTGGGTAAAGACAAGTATTCGACAGATGTAAATAAGTTTAAAACAGACTATGGAACATTAAAGTCTAAATACGATGAACTAGCGGGGCAACTCGACGGGGATTCAGGTCTAAAAAAGCAAGTAGAAACGCTTACAACTGAACGAGCGGAGTTTGAAAACAAATTTAATGAAGCCACAAGTACTTTAAACAGCTTTAAAAATTCACAATCAGTTCTTAAAAACGGGGTAGTCTCTGATATGTCAGACTTCGTAGCCTTTGAGGTTGGAAAAATGACAAGCGAAACTGTAGACTTCGACACAGCCTTAAAAGGATACCTAGCAAAGAACCCACAGTTTAAGGCAGATACAAAAGCACGAGTTAGGACTTCCCCAAATATGAGCGGGGAAGATGGTGCGGGTTCAAAAACCGACGTTAACAGTAGAATGAATAATGCCTTACTCCAAGCGAGTGGGCGGAAATAGGGGGATATTAAGATGGCTGTAGAAAACATTAACAGAACTGGTGCGGAAGCGTTAATTCCAGTTGAAGTAACAAATCAAATAATCCAAGGGGCTCTAGCACAATCGGCGGTTCTTTCCACTTTTAAGAAATTGCCAAACATGAGTTCAAACAAGCAATCCATGCCTGTTTTGGATATGCTACCAATCGCATATTGGGTAAATGGAGATACAGGTTCAAAGAAAACCACAAAAATGGCATGGGATAAGAAATTCCTTTATGCCGAGGAAATTGCAGTAATTGTACCGATTCCCGAAGCCGTTTTGAACGATGCACAGGACAGCGGTTATGATATTTGGGGCGAGGTAATGCCAAGAATAAATGAAGCATTCGGAAAGAAGATTGACGATGCTATCTTATTTGGTGTTGATAAACCGGCGACATGGAGAGAATCTATTGTAGCGGGAGCAATTAGGACTGGCAACGTAGTTGAGGCACCTAGCACAGATGCAGATTTATTCGCCGATTTCTTCGGAGAAGCGGGAGTATTGGCACACATTGAAC